GGAACGCCGGACAACCCGGGATGTCTGGTCATTAAGAAAAGAAAATGAGTTTTGCCAACGCGAACATGTTCCGCTTTTGCCCCTCACGGGGCACTTTCCAAAGCGGGAGCGCGAGCCCCTTGTTAGGGGATCGTGTTCGTCGTCGGTAATCGGTCTGCTCCCAACCCGTGGCTAAATGGGTGTTACCCATGCACGGAGCAAAAAGCAGCTCGATTGAGCTAGAGTCCAAATGCTTGCCGATTGATTCAGTCAGAGATAAACTCTCACAGTACTGCATCGGCATCAAAGCTACATTCGGATCATGGCTCGCCATGTGGATCGCCTTCCCGATCGATAAAATGTAATCGAGAAGAAATGTGAATGGAATACCATTCCATATCACTTCTGGTGTAGCACCCAGACCCCAATACCTCTTAATTGCCTGCCACTTACTGCGCAACCGGTAGTTATACCGGTACTCAAGCGTAGCTGTGTAGTCAACCTTGGTACGATCACCTGTCCTAATATAATAGAGATTATTAATCCCTGGGACAGTATTATCCTCCTCATACAGTGTTTCCGTATAATGGGAGGATTGTCGTAGTTTTCCACGGTTAGCGAAGTCTTGTTGAGCTTCGCCGGCGAGGTTCCAGATTTGGTCCATGAATGTCAGATAATCTGATATCAATGGTTTGATAAACAACGCGTCAGTTAAAAGCGCTGTACTACCGACGTTCGCTATATCATTAAGCGTTCGTCCCAGTCTGGACAGAGAGAGGCCTTCACTTGCCGCAGTTTGACTCATGCGGCGCAACTGATGGAGTATTTTCTTTAACGTCCTACCAGTTGCGAGGGAGATAATTTCTTTGAAGTCCTTGAGCTCTAAGAGAAAATTGAGCCCTTGGAATTCGCCCTCGAAGCGGGGTTGCATGGCATGCCATGCACGCTGTGCTGGTCCTTGATCCACTAAGGGCCAGTACGATGAGAGTTCCGTGTTGTAACTTTCAGGTGTTGTACCCGACGGAGACGAAAGCCTCCTGTACGGGGAAACATAGCGAGTGGTACCACCTGTATAGGGGGCAACCCCCACCAGGTAAGGTATACACTTGCCTTGCCAACACCTGTGCCGACAAACGTTAAACTTCGGCTTACGGAACTCACTAGAGAAGAAAGACTCACCACCCGTCGATTCAACCCAGTCATGCAGCGCCACCAAAGTGGTCGCGGCCGACTTCGCCTCGTAGTAATACGATGCGGGATCACCAACGACATTCATCCAGTAATCTTGATAAATGTTCGTTGTAGTTGACTGCGCTTTATAAAGCGGTGTCGACAGGTCCCCATAATCAGGGGATAATTCTCTAGTTTTCCACATGTTTCAAACTCACTTTCGGCGCGAACGCCAAGAAAATTAGACCAAAACCAGCACCGAACGGGCACAACGCCC